AAGATTTCTTTTTTGCGGAAATCTGCGTGTATCATTACACGTCGTTGAACGTCCTACCCCCTGCCCTCGCGGATAAAACAGGGTCACTTCGGTGAGAGCGTGCGCAATTTTACCATAGGCCGATTGGTGCATGGTCACGTTTGGGATGGTAGTGAGAGGATGGAGGGCACCTGGATGACGCCAAGTCCTTGTACCTTTGAAGTCGCATCACATCTGTACGATCAGTAAACATAGCAACCTCAAAGTAAATTTCACTAACCTTCAATCGCCAAAATGTCTGCCCTCTCCACTTTCTTGTCCGGTGGTGTCGTCGCCAAGGGGCCGCTGAAGAACAATGAAGTGCGCCGCTACTACACCACGTTGATCAGTGAAGCAACTCTCAACGGTGTGCAAGATGTCGCGGGCAAAACTGTGGTGTGGAAGGTCGGTTATGCCTATTCAGGCACAGCCGGCATTGATTACGATGGGGTGTATAAGATACATGCAGAGAAGGTACGTGCTGACCCAAAGGCGTACCCGAATTCAAAGAAAAGAAATGAACTTTTGAAGCCTCTCATACGTGAGGCGTACAACTTGAAGGACAGTGAGGAGTTGCCGATCCCGGCCGCCCTTGTTTGTCCAAAGTCTGTGGCAATCAGGCTGCAGACACCCTACCCAGTGAACGAGGCCATATCGGCTGAGTTTGCCAATGCTGCGCGGAGATACTCCGGTGTCGTCGGTACACACGGCACAGCGGATTTCTGTGGGATCGTCGCCCAGCTTGCCAAGGGCCTGGCGTTTTTTGCAAGCACAGGTGGCCTCACGATGCGTGATCTGGCGGGGGGGAACAGCTACAGCTACATGGCTGTGGGGAACCACACGGCGCCGCTGGTCGCTAGTACAACGAGCATATGGGTGCCGAGGTACGCTGAGTCCCTAATGGCCCCCAATATCATGGCAGCGCTCGTTGCTGCTGGTAGCGCGGTAGGTTCGACCATCGTAACGGACTTGCTGCCAACTGACGTGACGAACACGCCGTTATTAACGGAAGCAAATCATCTTGAGCTCGCGGCCGGTGTATACCATGCTCTTAGAGTGCTGGGCACCAACATGGAGGCAAATGGGGCAGGGCAATTATTTGCGTATGCAGTGACTGTGGGCATCCATTCCGTAGTGACTGTGGTCGGTATGACAGACGAGGGGGCGTACATGCGGGATGTTTTTCGGAGCACTTCGTTTGCGCCAAGTTACGGCGGGATTTCGACGGTTCTACCCGAGTGGCACGGCTTTCCTAGGCCGGCTGATTCATCACTTGCGGGATGGGTGGGTCTGGTCGATAGCATTGCATTGGGCACGGCAGCGAGCGTCGCAATCGCGGATCCGTGTGTTGCAATAGCGGACCGGTACTACCCAACAACCTTGACGGGACGTTATGAGTATGGTGGTGAGCCTGGTATGGGCTACGTCGGCGACGAGAATGATGCCCGTATAATATCGGGAAAAATCATGCAGCTGGCGCCCAGTTTTACCAGGAACTATTTCAAAGTGCTGGCGCGTCTGTTCTCAGTTACGCCGCATGAGAATAGTTCTGTCGGCCTCACGCATATGATACACGCATTCTCGTCGGAGACACTACGGGATAGTAGGCACCTGCAGCATCCTAGTGTTTCACCATTCTATTGGGTTGAGCCGACAGGTATCATTACGTTCGACACGTCGGATTTTACTGCCACTGCGGCCGGCTTTGGGACACTGGCTACACCGTCACAGCCTGGTACGATCCCCATGTTCGAACGAGCAGAGGTCACACAAAATGTGGGTGACGTGTCTGATGTACTCGTGGCATGGAGATCTGCGCGCACTTCAGGTCTGGCAATACACCTGAACAACCACGTCGAGGCCGGTATGGAGAACATACGGATTACAGGGTGTGACCCCAACAGTTGGGCTCAGCTCGGTGGAGCATCGCAAAGCGTAAGCAATCGTGTGACGGCGGGCAATGATCTCGCTTCGTACATGTGGGCGCGCTCCGACGTCGGTGTTCCGGCGCCAGGCGAAGCGATGTACCTGGGTGAGGCCATCTCGCTGCTCGTACGCCATGACACGCTTGATGGAAACACGTGGGCCAATACGCCAAACCACGTGCCCCGTGACGTTGAGTTCGGTAACAACGTCACTATTCGTGTCGGCCTGCTCGCGCCTTACGGAGTGGGCCCGATTGGACCTAATCGTAAGGCGAACAGGGCGTTCACTGCTGCACTACGTGCCTTGGACGCCGCGCGAGAGTCGGGGATGATACGGGCGCCGAAACTGTGCGGAACGATCAAACTAACCGATCAAGCATTCGGACGCCAAGCCGCCGTGCCTGTAGCAATCGCGCCACCGTCGCCAAAGGCTGCAAATCGACCGGTAACGACCGTATCCCAACCTCCTCAATCTGACGCCCGCCCAGTCGAACCACAAAACTATGCAGAAAGCCCGACTGCACATGTTTACACTCAAGGGCCCAAAACAGCACCCGGACCTGCACAATCAGTTATTGCGTCTGTACGTCAAATGGCAGCTGAAGAAAGCGCCGAGACTGCGTCAGTCGCTGCTGCTCCGCAGGCGGGTGCTGCTCAGTAATGGAGTCGGCCGCCGTACGTGCCAATGAATTAGGTGCGTACGGCCACGCTCTATTGCGGTTTTTGCCCCCCAGTGAGGTGTGTGATGACATTGCGATGTCTAATACAGACGCGCAATGGCACATGCTAGGTTCACTGGGTACTAAGTACGGATATATCTCACAGGTCGCTTGTTCGCTGTTAGTGTGTAACACACCATTTCAGGTAATGTTGCATGAACGGCATATCGTGGAATTACTGCACCTTGTGAAGCCTGTACTCACACCGCACTGTGAGTATGACGTCACGAGCCCGTGCAGTGCATGCATAGAATTAGACTCCTTGGGCCGCGTAGGACCGGGTTCCACAGTCTTAGCTTTCAAAGGAGATATTGCTCACACCAAATGCAATATCGCCTTCAGTGATGCCTGGGTCGATCTATGCAACAATTCACCGGCCATTGCTAGCCAGGTACAGCGGAGCGGACGTGCATTACATGGTTGTTACAATGATCAAGGTACAGCGATAATCATGTACACGGCCGCTCTGTTCCAACATCTAAAGGGTGAGGCATTCCCGTACAGTTACCACTTTGTACGGAATCCGCACGACGCAAAGGCTTTCTCAACAATACTGAAAGCTATGGGTGCTAATGCCACTCCACTCGGGTCAGTATTGACAGAAGCCAACACTCTGACCGGTCGTGGTGTAAACCCTATTGATGTTGAAGCGGCAGGACGGGATCGCACACAGTACGACAAAATTGTTCGCGATCTTTTTCATGCCGACGAAGGCAAACTGCGTGAGGCGATACGCACAATATTGCGCGAGGAAATCGGTTCAGCGAACGTTGAGTTTCCATCTCTCGAGGAATATTTCTCTCAACGGTGGCTGTGGACCGTGAACGGGAGCCACAACTTCACCACCCAGCGGTTCTATGACCCTGAGGATCACAGGCCGCCGGGTGCTGCACGAATGTTCCGTAGAGCATATGCGGAATGTACATCTTATGATCGTGTGGCCGCGTGGAATGGCAAGTCTTTCTTCTCGCCGAGTGCAAAACTCGAACACGGTAAATCACGTGCAATATTTGCCGGTGACACCTTAACTTACTTCAGATTCCAGCACTTCCTGAAGCATGTTGAGGATGTTTGGACCGGTAAGCACGTCCTCTTGAACCCGGGGCGCGGTGGTATGTATGGTATGCTTAAGCGTATCAGGGGTATCTCCGCGGGCACTGGTGTGCATACGATGATGGATTACACTGACTTCAACAGTGCCCATACGAATGCCAGCATGAGGATACTGTTCGAGGAAGCCACTTCATACGTAGGCTACGATCCAGACATGGGAGCACTGTTAGCAAACAGCTTCGACAATTCATACATGGTTACGAGTGACGGACCACGCAAAATCGCAGGCACGCTAATGTCTGGTCACCGCGCAACCACGTTCATTAACAGTGTTCTGAACCGAGCATACCTGTTGGTCGTGAATCCAAGTATACTCCGGCTGCCAGCTGTCCATGTCGGCGATGATGTATATCTTTCGCCGCCCTCATTACACGCTGCTGCGGAGTTGATGGATGATGTGCGTATGTCTGGTCTACGTATGAATCCTCTTAAGCAGTCTGTCGGTCTCATAACGGGAGAGTTCTTGCGGATGGCGTTTGGATCCGGCAGTGCATTCGGTTATGCACCACGAGCCATCGCCAGCATGATAAGTGGTAATTGGACCAATTCTAATGAACTAACGCGCCGGGAGCAAGTTGAAAACCTGGTGACAACGAGTTGGTCTCTGACAAATCGCTGCCGCAACCCAGCTGCGGCAGTATTAGCCACAACAGCTCTCTCAAAACGGTGTGGGCTCAGTAAGTGCGATGCTGAAGCCCTTCTCAATGGTACGCTGGCTCTTGGTAGCGGTCCGGCACGCGCAGGTAAGCACGTATACAAACGTGTAGAGATTCCTGCGCCCCCAGTATCTCTGATCCCTAAGGAGGTACTGAGCAAATTGCCGAGCCGTGCTACAGACGACTATTTGCGCAACCACACGTCAACTCTTGAACGTACCGCTCTGCAATTGCTCGGTACCAGTCCTAAGGTCACGATGTTAGAGTCTAGCTATGCGAAGACTCTACGACCGGTGGATGAGGTCCCTTTGCCGATGGGGTATGCAAAAGAGTGGATGTTTGGTCCGGCGAGTGTACAACGCGGCGTCTCTATTGATGAATGCAGAAATAGGGATGTGATACACGGGGCACTAAGCGAATACCCTTTAATCGTGCTATTCAAAGAACAGTTCACGAAGGAGCAACTTGCTATATTGTTACGTATGAAATGTGACCTTTATACGAACGATGTCCGAGTTGCTGCTTTCGGTGCTGAAGCACGGGGGATGGTGGTCGAGGGCTGGCTACCACGCGCGGATGTCCAACACGCGTCAAGACGAGCCACGGAAATGGTATTGTCAACAAGCATTAATCTGTACTTCTAATAATGTGATTGACTACTACCATCCCGCGGCTTCCCTTACGAAGTGGGGTGACCCCCCACAAAATGCG